TGTTAATGTTTCTTGAGAATTTAAAGAAAAAGAAGCTCCACTTTGAATAGCGGTAAGTAACTTTCTATTATTTAATCCTGGAGCGTTAAAACTTTGACTTACAGATAAAAGTATACCTCCACCTGCTACAGTTGTTGCTAAAGCAGATGAATTTAATATTAATGTACTAATATCTGGTAAAAAATATCCATATGAACCGGAATTAAAACTAAAACCATTAGCATTTAATGCTGAGTATTTTATGCCTCCTGCTGAACCACTTATTAAGTTATATACTCTACCTGAATCTGTAAATACATTAGTAGAAGTATATTGAGAATCATCAATTAATAATATTGAATTAGATCCAGATGTTAATCTTAATCTTAATGAACCTGGAAATAAACTTTCTTTATATCTATTTCTTTCTAAACTAATAACATGAAAGTTTGATTGGGTAACATTACCAAACACAAAATTAGCATTTTCGTCTCCTAAAGTTAAACTTCTATATTGACCATATATTGTTCTAGATGGAGAAGAACCAGTTACAGCATTGTCATAAAAATAACTTCCACTTCCTGCTTTATCTCCATAAGCTATGTCAAACTGTATTTCAGCGTTTGAAAGAAGTGATTCAGTATTATATACATTTAAATAATACGCTCCTGCTTCTGTTTGTTCTTGTATTGCAGATGTATAAAATGTAGTTAAGGTTGGAACATATCCAGTCCATAATGTAGAAGTAATACTATCTGATGATAATAATAAATCTTCGGGGTCTAATCTTTTAAATGACATTTTTTATATTTTAGTTTTTAATTTTAAACTTTTGTAATAGTGATAGGTATTACTAATCTAGCACCACTGTCTCTTCCTACTACTATTAAAGAAGCGAATATTTTAGCTCCAGCTCCAGCTCCGTTTCCAAATAAAGTATTAATTGAAGTTGCTGTTAAGTTAATTGTAGTACCTACTATTGTTTTAGAAACATTAGTTCCAAGTGTAGCAGTTTGATTATTTAATGATTGAGCGGAAGTTGTATTAACTCCTGTTGCTGAAAAATTGCTTAATAATCTAATATCTGAAACAGTTGCTGTATATCCTGAGGCTTCATTTGTTGTGTTATTACCTAAATAATTTAAAGTTTGAGGAGTTATAGCTAATGAAGCTCCTTGTTTTAAAGTAATAGCAGCATAACCTAAATCTAAAATAGGTAACTTTGATGTTCCACGAGGTAATGTAGCTAATTTATACTTCATTACTTGATTTTCATCTGGGAAAGCTTCTAGTAAAGGCATATTATCAATTGCTTGACCATAATAAGCTGAACCAGATGGATGATTTGGATTGTACATTGTATAATCAATTTCATCATCTGCTAAAGCAAATTGAGTAATTTTAAATGAACCATCACCTTTAGCTAATAATTCACGACCTTTTTTTGTTAGTATTGCGTCAATAGTTATGACGGAGTTATTTAAGTATCCCATTTTATGTTAATTTTTATTATAAATATGTTAAGTTTTAGGTTTATTTCCAAAGTTTTGAGCTATATAATCTAAGTTATTTTGAATAAATGGTAAAACTGTTGGGGTTGTAAAATTACCTTGTGAGTTTATGTTTTGCGGAATTTTATCTATAAGTACACCTCCTCCATTTTTATTATCTTTCCATAATAAAGCGGATATAAGAGGATATTGATCAGAACCAATATATACAGTTGAATCAAATTTACCATTAGCTGTAGGAACAACACAATATAAACTTAAATTATTAGATTGTATACTAGAACTTATAATTTTAAAAATTGAACGATTTCCAGTTACAGAATTAACAGTAGTAGAAGCAGTAATAATTTGACTATTTATCATTGTTGTTAAAGTAGTAGCTGGAGATATTGATATTGGGTATGTAAAAGAACCAGTGTATAAAGTTAAGTACCATGATTCTCCACTTAATATAGATTCACTTATGTCTGTTGCAAATTGAATAGTTGGACTTATAGTACCTAATATATATGAGTTATTTTGAGTAGTTATATTAGCTACACTACCTATTGTAGATACTTTAATCACATTTGAACCTGATTCTATAATAAGAGGCGATACAGCTTTATCTCCGTTATTAAATGGAATAGTTGGAGACCACACATTATAACTAGTTGGGGATGCAAAACCTTTAGCTTTTAAAGTAAAAGGTAAATTATTAAAAGAAGCATTATAGTATGATGTTTTTAATAAATCATTACTTTTAATTTTTTCTTTAGTAAAAGTAAAAATAGGATCTGAAGATGCTACATTTACTGCACTAGATGTAGTATCGGTATTAATTATTTGATTAACATTAATTTTACTAAGAAAAGGTAACTCAAATGGAGTGTTTATTGAACTAAATTCATAAAGTAAAGTATCATAATTATTTGCTACACTTTGATTTATTGAAGGATATAAATAAAGTCCTCCACTAGTTTTTGTTTGTAATTTATTTACTTGTACTATTGATGAAGTGTTAAAATTGTCAGATGAGTTTCTACTTCCGTTGTATCTTGGATAAATATGTCTTTTTGCTTGATAATAAAAATCTTTAACATCAGCTTTTTTAGCTGATCCTGAAAGAAGCTGTTTAAAATATTCACTATTAATTGTGTTGTAACTATTATATTCTACTTTTTGATAGTTTTTACTTGCTTCCATTTTATCTACACTACCATATAAAACATCGTAATTTGTACCTTCAAAAGGTTGAGGTAAAAATGGTGAAAAAAGTATTGAATTAGAATTAGGAGCTTGTGAGGCACTTAAAGGATTAATAGTTAAAACAGCTAGTGATGCTGAAATAGGTACTACATTAGCAGCTGGACAACTTATTAAAACAAAGTAACTGTCTCCATATTTTGGATTAGCATCAATAGCTTTAACATTAAAACTACCAGTTTGATAATCAAATACAAGAGGTGAAAATGTTTGAACTGTACTTACTAATTCAACATTTGGTTGATTTTGTAGTCCATTACCGTTTGCTCCTCCTGCTATAACATCAAATTGAAGAGAACCTGGACCAAAGGTAACATAATTATATTTCCATATAGAAACTGTTCCAGCCCATTTATTAGGACTACCCATATTATTAGTAGTAAGTAAACCACTTGCTGTAATAGCTATAGGTATGTTTATATAGTCTTTTATTGTATATATACTAGCTGTAACATTAACAGCTGGATTATTAGGATTATCAAAAGATCCAGTATAATATCCTCTTGGATCAACTTGAGCAGAACTACTAAGTGTAAATATAATGGGTGCTGTGTCTCCAAGAACTGTAAGGCCTACACCACCGATAACAGGAGTAAAATTTGTACCTCTAATATTTCCAGATGCAGATAAGTTATAGTCTAAAATATTATTATCTAGACTATAATTTGCTAGATTTTTTTTAATTGTAAGTATAAAGTAATTTGTAAATTCGCTTTTATAAATTACATCATATGTTATTACTTGAGCGTTTGTATAAAAAACTTTTAATGTTTGTAAATATCTTAAACTAAGTACATTATTTACTCCGTTTTTATCTTGTTTATTAATTAATATTTTGCTGTACTCATTTGTAGTTGATGTAATATCTAAAGCAAAAATCATTTTACCAAAATCGGTAGCTGTAAAAAAATATGTTCTGTAGTCAAATAATGGAATGTCATAATAAAATTTTAAATCATAATCAAAAGATTTAGGCAACTCATGATCAAAAGGATTAGCAGCTGTTAAACTTTGAGTAGATACTGTTAAAACAGATCCTTTAAATTCACCGGTAAAAAGTTCCGCTAAATCGGTATGAAAAAATGTACTTAATCCTAAAGGACCATTACTTAGTTCTGTCCATCTTTGAGCTACATTTACTGCTCCAGGATATGAATTTGCTGTAGCATAACTACCAGAACGTCCATCTAAATAAGGAAACATTCCTCCTGGACCTCCAGAAAAATCATATAATATTGATCCTGAGTAGCTACTAGGAAATGATTTAAAAGAGCTTGTATAGTTTTGAGTTTGAAGCTCATGTTCTATTTGAGCAGGTGAGTATCTATTTCTTTCTAATAAATGTTGTTTTATGACAATTCCTGATGCTAAATTAGTTCTAGCTGGAGTAAAATCTTTAATTAACTTAAATAATGAATTGTCAAAATATTTAATTAAACGAACATAATCAAGTGTGTTATAACTACTAGAATATTTTAAAAAATAATCATCTCTAATTTTATTAAAATCAGGGTAAAAAGTAGTATTTTTGTTAACTAATTGTCTAGGATCACCTATATAATCGCCAATATTAAAATAACCTAGTTGAGTTGTAATATCATCATTTATTTCGTTTTGTGGAGAAAAAGCTACTTCTACATAATTAGTATCACGAGTATAACTTTCACTTACTATATAATTTTGTTGTAATGATTTATTAGTAGATAAAACATTTCCTGTTGGTAAGATATTATTTTCTATTTTTATTTTATTAGAAACAATATTTTTAATACCTGCTGGAAATTGATTTAGATATGTTACTTCTGTGTTAGGTAAAAATGAATAAGAACCACTTAATGTATAAGTATTAGTTCCTAATGTTGTTGTAGGAGTTTTAGGATGAATTGAATTTCTAGTTGAACCGCTAACATCTAATAAACTACCTAATGGAGCTCTAAATATTAATGAATTATAAGACGATTGAGAACCACTTAATTGATTTGATTCAATTGAGTAAGGATTCATTACATAGTTGTCAAATATACTTTGACTTACTTGAGTATTGTAAAATCTTAATTCTTGAAATGATCCTGAAAATGGGGTATATGTTTTTCCTGTTATAGTTTTATTAGTAGGATATGATAAATAAAAATCACTTGTTGATAATGAATTAATCCAATATCCACCCCCTAATACACTACTTGATGCTTGAAAACCTATTTTATTTCCATCATATCCAGAACATATTTTGTTTTTAGCATATAAACTACTAGTATTAGTAGTAGTAGTAACTAGTACTGACCACCAATCTTCATTAAAGAAAGGTAAATAAACACTAGCTGAAGCATTATTTTTGTCTATTAATTTTAAAGTACCATATTGATTATTTACATCAGGAATAGAACTATCATATGAACCACTAGTATATCCACTTCCACTGTATTCTAAAACTACATTAAAAAATGAGCCAGAAAATGAAGCTAAAGATTGACTAAAACTAGAAGTAACAGGAATGCCTGTTGATTTAAATCTAAATTCAATTGAACTTAAAGAAGAACTATTTATACCTAATGGTATGCTTTTTATTAAGTAACCTGAACTAGTTGTGTAAAATTCATAATTAAACTGGTTTTGAAATTGATCCCAATCATTAGTATTAATTTTATTTTTACCTCCAAATTCATTTATTCTAAGAATAGTATCAGGAATACCATAAGTATTAATTAATAATCTTAAACCTTCTATTGTACCTTTTTTCTTGTATAATAAAGGTAGATTATGGTAAATACGTTTATAAAGTTCTGTGTTAGCATCATCTAATGGAATAATATCATTAGAAGCAGTAACATAGTTTGTAATTAATTCACTGCCTGTAGGAGGAAGTAATCCTAAATTAGAAGTAATGCCTAAAAATGAAGAATATAAGTCTGTTGTAGAAAAGTTATTTTGATAAATTTTAACTCCAAAATCTCTTAAAACATCAGATATTACATCTTTTGATGTATTGTAATTTATTCTATTATCAGAATTATATTTGTTAGTTATTTCACCATAATATAAATATAAAGTGTCAAAATGTTGACCTAACATCTCAACAAATAATTCATATTGAGAGTTGTTTGGATCTTCTCTTAAATATAAAGGAATGTTATTTATTAATGCATCTTTATTTTCTGAATCATATAAAGAAGCTGAAACTAATTGAGTTATTAAAAATGCATTACCTAGTGAAGAGGTAGTAGCATAATTAGTATATGGTTGTGATACATTAGATTTAGGCCAAGATGTGCTGCCTGAATTGTAGTATAAATGATATTCATATCCATCTAGTCCTTCTTCTATTTCTTTAATTTTATTTAAAAATACATTTTGACTAGAAGATAAATAATAATTAGAAAAACCATTTGAAGAACTTATATATTGTCTATTATATTGTTCAATTAAAGATAATTTATAATAAAAATTTTCTAATCTAGTTTCAGCTGAAGAGAAATGAATAAAATTATTGTAATCAGTATAGTCTATATTTAATCTAATTGATTTATTATTTAATATATTATTTAATTGATTAGATAAAGATGAAGACTTTGTATTTTGAAGTGTATTATAATTAGTATATAAAGTAGAATTATTAATTTTATCTTTTGCAAAAATATTAAAGTTAGGACCTTTAATTTGAGTAGTATTTAAATTATTTTCAAATACTGTTATTAGTTCTATAAAGTTAGCTATAGAATCTGCTAATTTTATTCCAGCCCAAAATTCAGAATTTATATCAAATTGTTGAGGTAAAGGTTCATATAATTTAATTAATAAATCTGTTCCGTCTAATAATATATTGTTAGCTATAACTAAATCGTTTTCTCCAAAATTTAAATAAAAATCAGGAAAATAATTTGTAGTATTATATTTAATTACAAAATCATTATACCCGTTAATAATAAAAGAAGGATTTAATACATTAGAAGATATTCTTAATTCAGTTCTATCTGAACTTATAAATGATACATAATAAGTATTATCAATTGAGGAATTAAGAATAGGTTCAAAAAAGTGATATAAAGCATAATATTGACCTTCATTAAAATTATATTTTTCTAAATCTGCTTTAAAATCTAAAATTATGTCATTATTTAAAGTAGTATATTCTTTAAAATCATAATTAGAAAAAACAAGATTTTTATTATAATCTAAAACATGATATTCAATTTTATTGATATCTGGGTTAAATACAATGTCACTTATATTAAATGAAGATATTAATGTACTATCAGTAGTTTGATAGTTTTGAAATTCTAAAGTGTCTGCATTGACAGATTGTATATTTGTTATATTATCCATTATGTTGGAACTTTAGGTATTGTAGATTTAATAGTGTTTACTAATTGTAATTGTAATTGTAAGTTTTCATTTCTTAAAACAGTAACTTCATCTAAAAGAGCTTTAGCTCCATCATCAATAAATTTATAATCAGCAAACTCACTACTTGTTTTTATAAGATAAGCATGAGAATTAACATCTCCAAGTTTTGGAATATCAAAAAATAATTTTTGGTATTGAGCAAAAAATTCTAAAACTTGATCTACAGCAGGAACTTCAGGTTGAATTATTATAGGAGTTACTAACTCTTTAAAAGAAGTATCAATTATTTTTGTATACTGTCTTTTTTCATATACAGTTTTATTTAAATTTATTTTATCCATTTATTACTTTAAAATAATAATTATCATCTAATATTAATGTTTCTCCATTAATTAAAGTTTTAACTAATATCTTATAATATCTTTCAGGTTCAAGACCGTCCATATATAATTTAATATAATTACCTTCATTATCTGCACTTATTTTAGTATAAACTGTGTCAAAATCAATTATAAACTCATTAGTATCTAAATCTTTCACAGCGTAGTAAGAAGATGTAGGTAAATAATAGTTTGAAATGTAAAATGAACTTGTTTGAAATGTACGAACAGGATATTGAGGACGCACATTTAATTTAAATTTTTTTATACTATTTTGATTAAAAAGTCCTTCATTATTAGGCAATGTAATAACCATTTGTGAAGAAGTAATAAATGTATTTGTACTAGAACCTGTGTTAAAAACATAATCATTCCATCTAAATTCTAATTGTGGAGGATAAATTGTATGAGTGTCTACTGAAAATAAACCCATGTTTGGTTCAACAGAACCACTCTGGTTATATTCTAAACTTGAACTCCATTTTAAAATAACTCCATAATTATTAATGCTTGATGAATACCAAGATTTAACTATGTCAGTAATATCAGTATTAATATCTTTAGTACTTCTAATGTTAAAAGATTGAGTAACATTATATTTTAATCCTGTTAAAGAACCTGTGTACCAAACTCCTCCTCCTGGATTTGAAGTTTTAAATGAAGCAGTTACATAAGCTCCAAATGAAGCAGTAGTCCACTTACTTCCACCACGGAATGTAGTCCAAGTCCAACTTGTTCCATTTTGTGTTTCAGGTATATTATCTGATTTTCCAGTTCCGTTTTCCCAGTCTTGAGCTAAAGGATGAATAAATAAAGTTGAATTATTAATTACTCCTGTAGTGTTAGCGTTAGATAATCTAAGATTAGATTGCCATTGAGATCCACTTACTAAATTATTTAATATGTCTGCTATTTCAACTGAGTCAAAAGCTATTAATGTTCTAGCTATTTCAGCTGTTGATATAAAGATTGGATCTGAATAGTATGTCTTGTTGTATATTTCAAGTATAGGATCTAGTCCTGAATTTTTGTCAGGATATAAAGAATATAATGTTGTATCTTTACTTGGGAATAATTTATAGATTGCCATTGTATATTTTTATAATGATACTACACGTCCGTTAATATCTTGATTTAAATTTTTTACTTCAAATATAGAAGGATCTAATGAAGGATAAACTACATTATTATAAGTAGCTCCCTTAATATCATATTCATATTGAGAATATCCTAAACTTTCTCCAGCTTTATTAATAATTTCTACTACTTGAACTGTTTGAACACCTTCTACTTTATCTAATAAAACATATATGTCTCTTAAAATAATAGGTTGATTTATTTGCCATGCATCTATAGAAAAATAACTTTGTAAAGCAACAATACAATTATTAAGAACATCATTATTATTATAATCAGGTCGTACTATTATGTCAAAGTTAACACCTATGTTAATTATAAAAGCATCTTTAATTTTAATAGAATCTCCTATTACTCTATATTGAGATAAATAAGTTGATAAGTTTTGTTTTAATGTTGTAGAAGCGTTATTTAAATTTTTATTTATATTATATGTTAAGACATATAAATCAAGTATAGATGGAATTTCTCCTATACTTACATTTGTAAGTTTAGCAGGTTCAACATATATTTTAGTAATAACTCCAAATCTAGAAGGCATACTTAAAGCCCTAATCATGTAGTCATCTTGAGTAACTGTTCTTAATTGTGTACTATAATTAGAAATAGTATTTTGTCTTATTTCTTCTAATGTATCTCCATCTCCTCCTCCATCAGCTGCTTCTAAATTATTTACTGCTAATGAATTACGAATAGTTTGTGCGGTTACAGAATTTAAATTACTGTTTAAAAATTTAATATTTCCAACAATTTGAGTTAAAGTATTTGAAGGGGCGTTAGATGTTGCTCCTCCTCCTGTTAAATATCTTACTGTTAAAGTAGTATTTGAAGGAGCAATACCATAGGTATTTGTAAAAATAAAATTAGTAGGACTGTAAGCACTAGTTAATTTGCTTTGTCCAAATGGAAGTCCTAATCCTACATTATCAGAATTAGGAATTATATTTTCATCAACATCTTTAGTTGTTCCAGCTCCAAACTGTAATTGAAGTGAACCAGTATTTATAAATCTAGTAGTAAATCGTCTTTGTACTTTTTTTAGTTTTAATAAATATGGAGCATCACCAACATTTTGATAATTATTAGGATCATTAGGATTTGTATTTTTTAAAGAATCATAAACAACATCCTGAGCTAAATGGTCTACTTGATACCATTCATTTCCTTCACTGTCTATTATGTCTAATACATCTATAATTTTTGAATTATTAATATTAACAGTTGAAAATTTTACTGGATTACCAAATGAAAATGTAGTAGTATTAATAGCCGCAGATATTGCTTTTACTTCTTTTTTTAATAAGTAAAGTGTTGGATTACCAGATGATATTTGATATACTGTCACTTCAGTAGGATCAGTAGAACTAGAAATTGAAAAATCTACTTCATCTTGAGTTATAAATGGAGATCCTCCTACAAAAGTAGAAGACACAGATGCATTTCTATTTATTTTTAAAGAATAATCAAAATCCGGAATATATGTACTACCACTTAATTTTGATGGTAACAACTGATAAACAGATAAAACTGAAGAAGCTACTCCAGTTACTTTTGGAGTGTAATTAAACATATATGCTAATTCAAATATATTATTTGATTGTCGAGCATATTGTAAATATGTTTCTTGTACTTGGTTGTCCAAATAAAATGATAAAACATCACCAACATACGCTGACATTTCCATAACCATCATGCCTGGTGAAGCAGGACTAAAATCATTGTAAGTAGTAGGAAAATACGTTTTAGTATAGTCTATTAAACTTGTTTTAAATGAATTAAAGTCTCTATTTAAGTATTTTATGTCTTTTTTATCAGCCATTTATAATGTGATTTCTAGTTTATCAGATATATTAGTATATGGTATGCTGTAATTTAAAGATACATTTATAATATTAGTATCTTGAGGTTGAGTTACTTCTATGTTATTTACTTCTATGTTAGGAAAGTATTGATTAATTTTTGTTTGAATATCATCTTTTAAAAATGATAAAGAATCGTTATTTATTTGTTCAAATATGAATGCTTTTATGTTAGCTCCAAATTCATTATTTAAGTATCTTTCATTTTTATTAGTTAAAAAATAATTAATTAGATTAGCTTTTATAGCATCTTTAGTTAAATATGTAGAGTTAAATACCGCACTACCATTAAATGGAATGCCAATTCCAATAGCAGTACTAGGTTTAGTATCTAAAGGAAATATTTTTCTTTCATTAAAAGCCATTATTTTTTAATTAAATTCATTATTTGATCTAATCCTAATTGTCCTTCAGGTAAAGAACCATTAACTGGATCTACAGGACCTGTTACTTTAAAATTACCATCAAAACCTGATTTAGGCCCTTGTGATATTTCACCTAATATATCCATATATGCTTTTTTAGTATCTATATTTGATTTAATAGGTGACTGCGGTTGATGAGGAATCATATTAGTATTAAAATTTAATGTTTTATTAGTAGATTCAGTAATAGGTTGTTTATTTCCGCGAATTACTTCTAATAAAACTTCTTTTAATTCTTCTTGAATTGCTTCTTTTACAGCTTCTTTAATTAATTTTTTTAAAATGTCGGTTTTCATCTATTATAAATATTATGTTTTTATAGTTTTAAATCATCTCTATCAATTACATATATAAGTTCTTTTATTAATACTTGAGGAGACGCGGTAAATGAAGATTCACTTTGTAATACTATTACACCTGCTGGTGTTTTAGCAACAGCGTACTGTTTTGGAAAGCGAGTTTTATTTGTGTCATCTATTAATATTTCAAATTTAAATCCTTTATATGAATTTATAGGAGTTGGTTTTTCATTTTGTAAAGCATTAATTAATGGAGAATTTTGCACATTTGTTAAATTAGTAAATGTAAATTTACTTATAGGTGTGTTTATATTATTTATTAATGTGTTATTATTATCTAAATTATTAAGAGCACCGTTTTGAGGGTTATTCGCTATATTATCTAAAATAGTTAAATCATTTAAATCAGTTGAGTTTGATAAATTTACAAATTCTGCCGCACAGTTTTCTATTTTAGCATCTAATTGATTTAATAATATTAATATTTCATCTATAACTTCTACTATAAAATCTTTAATAGCAGAAAAAGCACTTACATTAGAAGAAAGAAAAGTTACTGTTGATTTTGATATTGCTAATGTATCACCATATATGATAGGAACACTCATAGGAACACCTACTCCACCAATAGCTGTAGGAATAGGAATTAATTTTAAAATATCAATAACTGTGTCTAAAACAGGTAAAGTTTCATTTAAAGGTTTTATTACTACATTTACTTTATTTATTTCATCTCTCATTTGAGTTAATAGTTCTACTATTTCATTTCTAATTTTTATTATTCTTTCTAATTCAGAGGGTATAGGACATCCTCTTTCAAATTTTTTAAGTAAATCTAATATTTGATTTATTATTAAAGATTTATTAGATACTATTAATTTTATAACAGATATAGCAAGTTGTGGTAAACCCATATTAATCTAAAAAAATATTTTTTGATATTAAATTACCATTAATTTTAATACTAGCTTGTAATGCTGTTAATTCCATCTCTGCGTTAGCCGCAGCTGCATTTACAGCAGCATATGGAGCGGCAGGAAGTATTTCAATTAATGATGTTAAAGCTTTAGCTATCTTTATTGTTTGTTCAAGTATTTTATCTAAAGCAGCTAATGTTTCCTTTCCTCGTAGTGCAGGTTGGCCAGCGGTTTTACTTCCTAATTGAATTTTTTCAGCGTTAACTATAAAATTAGATTCAGTGTCAAAATTAAATCCTTTAGCTGAGTTAAATCCTATTGTTAAAAAAGAATTTAATAATATATGATCTTTATTTGAATTAATTAATATACGATTAGCATTTAATATTACTTGACTTCCAGCATATTGATTTAATCTATCTGGAGCAGCCGTTGTGTAACTTTTAGTTAAAAACTGAGCAGGAACAATTGGAATTTTTTGATTACTAGTAAGGTAAATAGAAGATAAATCTTTATTTATATCTTCAGAAATGGGAAGATATCCTTCTTTTGATGAATCTTCAGGTTGACCATTACTAATTATAGTAATTGGACTACCATTTTCTCCAACACCTGACCATGAATTACGTGGTGATCTAAATGTACTTCCTAAACGAATTGAATTACTCCATCTTCCTTCTAAAATAAGATCACCAGGAAAAGGCCATAATGGATGTATATCTCCTCGCTCTACAACTCCTGATCCTAAATTAATGTTAGGTTGTTGAGAAATTTCTTTATTAGTACTTCCTAAAGAAGATACTTTATAATTTTTACTTGTGCCAGATACTATAGGAACAGCATTATGATGAGGTGTATTCCACATATTAATAGCGGAGCCGTAATAGTATCTTTTTGTTGGTCTGCCTTTATCATCAAGTATACTTGTATTATATATAGTAAAAATTTGAACTAATTCATTAATTAAAGGATATATTTTAATGTTTGGATTTAAAGGATAAGCATTGTTAATAGTAGAAGGTTTATTAATATTTTCAAAAGATATAGCTCCTATTGTACTCCATTCGCCTTTTTCTTTAAAAAAAGTATCTTCTTCTGTTAAAGTAATAGATACTACTTTACCTATAACTTTATCATTATCATTTTCTAGTTTATCATTAAATGATTTATTACTTAATGATTCTAAATTTTTATTTAAAGATGCATTTAGTCCACCAAATCCTACTTTATTGCTCATTTTTCTTTAATTTATCTATACTAGATAGTAATTGAGTTTTTTCTGCTTCTGAAATTATAAATGGATTGTCTCCACTGTTTGTAGAAGAGTTTTGCATTCTTTGAATTATAGTTGCTAATTTAACTAATTGCTCATCATTTTTAACTCCAATTTCAAGATATTCTTTAATTAAAGGAACAATTAATGTAGCGTCACCTATATCACCTATCATAGGTTTTAACTCATTAATTAAAGCTGATATTTGTGTTTCTTTTTTCTTTTGGTTATCGTAAATTTCTCCTAATAAATCAGAAAATTTCTTTTTACCAAATATTATTTTGTCTAAGTCACTCATATAATAATAAATATATATATGTTAGAATTTTACATATCCGTATTCTAAATAAAAGAGATAATTAGCTTTAAATATGTCATTTAATTTATTAGATATTTTAGTTATGCGAGGAGTTTTAACATTTATTATTTCTCGTATATAAATATATAATGCTTTTTTATTAAAAATTGTTAATTGGTCTCGTTTTCTAAATAATTCAAGTATAGCATCTGCTATTTTAGCTTCTTCTTCTTTAGGAAATAAAGTAAATATATTATTAGTACAATGTTCAATATATAAATCCATAAACAACGATAATTTATCGTTATAAGGTAATTTATCATTAGGTGAGTTATTTTCTTCTATAACATAAGATTCAATAAGATCATCGTTTAAAGCGGTGATAGGAATAGATATTACTTTCTTTTTATAATTTTTTTCATTATATAAAATTAACCAACGTTTAACTATAGTTCCAAAATATGAAAATGCTTTAGCTCCTCTAGTTGAATCAAATAAATGAATTTTACTTAATAAAAAAGTTATAATTTCATGTTGTAAATCTTCTATATTTTCTACTTCAGTATGATAAAATTTAAAAGTATGAATTATATTTTGAGTTAATTTAAAAAAAGCATAATGGATTTCATCACTATATATTTTATTTTTTAAAGCAAAATCGTTTGTACTGTTGTATCTTACAATAGCATCTTCAGTTGCTTGGGTAAAATAATTTTTATTAGGAGGAGCCATTATTTTTTTAATTTAAAATCATTTAATTGATTTTGTAAATATTTTATTTGATCAAAGAAAAATCCTACTTCATCATCACTTTTAAATGTTTCTTTAGCATCTATTTCTTTTAGTTTTTTATCTGAAAAGTCAATTACGTTAGATATATTTTCTACATAATTTTTATAGAATCCAATTGTGTCTTCTTGACTTTCATTTTTTTTAAGTAAATTATAAGTTGTGTAACTTAATATTACTACTAGTATTGACATTATAATAATTGTTATCATATTTTAAATAAAAAAAGGTTGTGGCTTTATTAACCACAACCCTTATTAGTTTTTAATTAGTTATTTAAAAAATCCGTCCATTACATTTTTTAATCCTTCACTTTTAACACTAGCTAAGGCTTTTATTTTAATTGGAGTTTTTTTAATGGGTTGCTTTTCATTTAATGTACTATTCTTATCTTGGGAGGACAAGTTACTTTTAAATTTAGGTAAATATTCTCTTTCCCATTCAATTCTAGCGGCCATTAAGTCAGCCTGATGAACAATAAATATTAATGAAGTACGAGGTTTAGTTTCTGGTGACCAAGATAATAGATATGGTTTGTTAGCATCATCATATAGTCCATCATGTAATTTAATAGTTAAAAATTCATTTTTAGTATAATTAATGCCACTTTGATTTAATAAATAAAGACCACGATCTGGAACTGACATGTATTCTAATTTAGTGTTAAAGGTATAATCTTCACCTAATTTATCTTTACGCCATTGATCTGTTTGTGGAACATATGATTCATTTTCTGAATCACCTATTTTGCCTAAATCATGATTCATAGCTGAGAATACTAATTCTTCAATAGTATATGTTTCACCTACTCCAAATTTAGACCATACTGAATTAATTTCTAAAGCAGCAGCAATAACTCGATTAACATGTTCAACATATCCGCCTGGAAATGCATTATGGTATTCTTTTTTATGTGAGGCAGGCATAAACATAATACGTTCAGCATGTTTATCATAAAATTCTTTTAATTTTGATGCCCTAGGCTCTGAGATATAAGTGTCAATATAATTGATAAATGTTACCCAGTTTTCTTGAAGTTGTTCTGCTGATAATTTCATAACTTTTATTTTTAAATATTAATTAATTGAATTCATTTCATTACCTACAATAGGTTCGTTTTCAATGTATCCTTTAATTTGGTCTAATTGTTCTCTGATAGCATTAATTAATTCAAATGCTCCGTCTCTATTTCCTTGATTTAAGGAAAAATTTAATTTACTTAAATTAGATTCAATACTGTCTAGTTTTTTAAGAACTGGTTCTCTATGTTTCATATATTATTTTATTTGTTTATTTCTTATTCCCGTTATATTCATCCGTTTCATTTTCCCGCTTCCTCTTATTCTCTCATTCTCTCATTCCCTCAAAACCCGTAATATTAATATATATTAAAAGGACTGACAAGCCAAATTTAAATTAAAAAAAGTTTAATCATATTTAATTAACATGTTTTTTAAATTTTTATTATAAATGTCTTGATATTTTTTACCTTCTTGTTTATTTATCTTTCCAGCTAAGGATATAACATTTATAGTAGAAATTTTATTTTTAGTTAATGTAAATTTAGATGATACTTCTTTAGCTTTCAAATTCCATTCTGGTTTAGAATTAGCATTTTCATTTACTTTTTTAATAATAGTTGTAATTAATATTTTCCAATCATCTGACGATATTTTTGAAGATGATATACCAGGGATAGTTACAGCTGTTACTTTTTTAATAGCTTCAGATTGAGTTAAATATAAGTCTTCTGTGTCTGCAGTTTTAATGTCATTTAAAAAATTTGTAAAAGCTATCATTAAAGCAGTTAGTTTTGAAAGATATCCTGCTAATAATAATTTATGTGAAGCTAAATCAGCACTCATCAAAAATCCAGCAGTTATTATATCACTATCTCTAGTTGATTTAGGAGGAAACTCGACTAACTTAGCTGCTTTTGCTAATTGAAAATTAGAATCCATGTAAAATAATATTTCTTTATATAACTCTCCCTCACCAGATAAGCTTTCAAGAAAAAATCCATACATCCAATTTATCCAATTTAAACTTTTACTGTCTTCTAATAATTTTTCTCTGTCAGATAAAGGAATCACATTAATTTGAGTTATAATTATATTATAAAGTTTAGAAGCTTCTTTACTTAACTTACTAAATTCACTGTCAACTGTTCCTCCTTTACCTGTTAACTTCTTTATATTTTCTTCTTTTTCTTTAGGTTGTTTAAAATTAGTAAAATTTTCATACCGTATAACACTACCATCAGTGTAAATTAAAAGTTCATTTACAACTTCATCTATTAAATACTTTTCAATACCTTTATCATCTCCTTCAATTATGTATCCAAAATCACTAAAAGATTTAATACGTTTATTTACTGACACTATTTTATCTTTAAAACTATTATTAAATTTTACTAATTTTTCCTTTGTTTCTTTAGTAACCTTAGTTACAGTATTAATAGGCACTTCATTTATAGGTACATTATGAAATGTAGATTTAGGAATAGGTAAAACAGAATAAGGCAAATCTTTACTTTCAGGAAGATAAATAAAATTAATATTATTATATAAAAATGCTTTCACAAGCATATTATCTATTATAATAGGAGGAACTATGTCCTCTACAACAGTAGTAGTTAAAGTTTTATCTTTTTCTTCTTTTCGTGTTTTTTGCCACTTCTTCATTTAGTAAATTTATTTTATCTTTGATTTCTTTTAAAAAAGCACATTTTTCATATTCTTCTAATCGTTCAAAAAACAAAATTGAAGATGTTAAAGATTCTAATAATAAATCATCTGCTTTTAATTTTAAACAATCTATGTGAAAAGAATTAGACAAATTTATATTTTTAATGTAATTCCAAGCTTTATTATAAATAATAACTTCACTTAACTTTTTAATATTTTCTATGTCAACATCTAAAGATGTTTTTTTAATATTTTTAGCCATATATTGAGTAAAAAATACATAGTTGTTTATTACTTTATTAAAGTATCCAATCCAATATAATGGATGTTCTGAAAAGTCAACTAATAAAGAAAGATCATCTGTGTCTTTACTAACATTGCTTTTATCAAAAGCGTCAAATATTTTATTTAAATTTATCATAATAGAGAAAAAGCTTCATATAATTAATATGAAGCTGTAACTTAAATAAACTGCTAATTATTTAGCAGTTACAATGGTGTCTATCCCAGTAGGACATGGTGCTGTACAACTATCATTGTTAACAATTGACGTTGAATCTGCATTAACTACAACTTCTGAAGGCGTAGTAGAACTGCATGATATAATTAATATAGATGCAATTAGGATTAAAATTGTGTTTTTCATGACTATAAATATATGATAATTTAATTATTTTCCAAATTTAAATTAAAAATTTAGTTAGGCTTTCAAAAAATTTTTTCTTATATTTATAAAAAATAAAAGGTTATGAGAATAAATATTTTAAATAAAATGATAGAAACAAGTTTAAATCCATATGTAGCATTTTACATTAAACTTAATCACACAAAAGAAGAGTATGATAAGTTATATAAAGAAGCAAATGATATTATAACAAAAGACTTTTTAGAAAAATTTCACAGCAATGTGTTAGACATTGATTTATCATATGATGCTAGTTACATTTTAATTAGACAAAATTTTATATATGAGTATAAACAAATGATGGATCAGTGTAATCTTAATTATGTGATGGTAGATGCAATAGATGAATTGTGGGAATTAGAAGATTTAACTCCACTATTAAACGTAGAAGATTCATATTTTGACAATGAATTTTTAGAGGGCTTAAAAACGATTGTAGAACGTAAATATGATGTAGACGATGTTTTAGATAAAATTAGTAGAAACAGTTATCAATCGCTTAATGTGTTAAATAAACATATTTTAAATAAAAAAAGCCGCTAAAAGCGGCTTTAATTTTTACATTAATATTTTATCTACCTGTAGTAGTTGAGTCAGTACTATAATAAAACTGTGGTGGAATTTTATTACCTGTGCGTTTATTAGTTCCTGCTGCTTGATAGCCTAATTTACCACCTTTAAAACCAGATGTTTTAGCTGTAGCTCTTACTTTTTCTTTCATTTTTTCTAAATCAGGTACATTTTCTAATTTTTTATCTTTAATTAATGCTTCTAATTCTGCTTCAAAATCAGCTATGTCTTTTTTACTAGGACCAAAAATTCCTTCATTTGTTGAAGTATTATGTTTATTTTGACTGTTATTCCATCCATCAAAATATCCTGCTTTATAAGCATCTTCTGTGTCCCTATAAGATTGTGTAGCTTTTTCATTGTCTAATCCTGGTAGTGTTATAAAAATTTCATCTAGCGATGTTTCTTCAGCTATTATTTCTTGTATAAGAATTCTTAATTCGTTTAGTTTCATGATAGTAAAATTATTTTATTATAAATATATAGTAGGAATAAAAAAATGTAGGTTCCTTAACGGGTTTAATTTATGATTTAATTAATTGTTTAGACGCTGATAGTTTATCAATTCGAGAATCAATGTATGAGTGAGCATCATCTATTCGTCTGTGTAATTGCTCTACATCTTTATCTATTCTATGATGAACATTTTTGTCACCATCAAAGATTTGTGTGTGAGTATGACCTATTTCGTCTTGTAACTCTTTTATTTGTTGTTGCAGTTTTAATACCTTTACAATACCTAAAACAATAACTGACATAAGAATGACAGCTACTACAGAAAGTACTCCAAAAGTAAACGATAGTGTTTCCATATTATTTATTTTATTTTTATGTCAAAGAACCTACATTTTTGTAGTCAGAACAGGAATCGAACCTGTGTCGTCTTTCCAGCCTTACAGGGCCTAACAATGAAAGGTGTTGCCAACTACACCATCTGACTAACGTGTTTTGAATCCTTTTATAGGAACAAATCTTTCAACATTTTCTTTGACTACCGATTTAGGCTTTCTTTTTAAACTTCCTAACCATTGAATTAAACAGTCAACCTTTAATTTTACGTTTTTTACTTTTGCCATTTTACTTATTTTAAGTTATTAATTACACGTTCTCATATCTTTATACATAAATATGTATATACTATTTACTTTTACTTTGCCAACTATGATTTGTAGCCAAAATTCCAAGCGTGCAAAGCAAACGAGCTGTCCAATGCCACTGTGAGGCGTTTAAGTTAAATATTATTAGTGAAAAAAGCAAGTACCACGTTGTAAGCACAGCTAAGAAAATTATTAATTGTTTCATATTTATTTGTTTAAGTGTTTTAAAATCGTTATTTGCACCAAATATCGGCATAATTTCTGCGTATGCCACCATCGTCTAAACCATAGCCAAAAGTCCACTCAGCATCAATGTCAAACGCGTAAAAGTCTACTGGAAACGTTGATGTACGACGGTGTAACAGTGTTACTACTTTGACTTCAGCAGGCTGTTTACTGTTTACTCGTATGAGTACTTCTAACATTGTGTTGCCTGAGTCTATCATGTCTTCTATGATGTACACTCTTTTACCTTTGAGAGACAGTTCAACGTCTTTTACTATTTCAACACCGTCTGAATTATCTTGGCCGGTGTATGACTTAGCCCTTATGAAGTCTACTTCGTGTAGTGTCTTTACACTTTTTGTTAGATCTGAGAAAAACATGTATGCTCCGTTCAACACACATATGAACACAGACGGTAAAGTGTTTGTGCTTTTTGTGTGGTCATCGTCAATAGCTTGAGCTAGTTCTTTTATGCGACTTTGAATTTCTAAGTCTGTTATTAACTTTTTCATACTAATTCTTCTACTATGCCAACTATTTCTGACAGTATTAATAGTGTTACTGCTAGTGGAATGTTTATGATAAGTGTAGCGTAACCTATTATTCTTACTGTTGACTTAATAAAACTAATTGTTTGATGGTTGGTTGGATCTGGATGTTTCATTTTACTTATTTTACTTTAATATATAAATTTTTATTGTGGCAGCCAAGTTGTTTAAAAGAGACTTTTGGGGTTTGTGGAGAGTGGGCGGAGGGGACATTTTGGAGTTTGTGGTGGTAGGGTATATAAGTATATATTTGATCGATAGTAAAAAGGTATACTCGATCTATACATTAATCCAATTTCAGGACAACAACACACGTATATGTTACGGATAACAACGCGCGTGGTCCTTACCGCGTACGTACATATACAGTACGCGCACCTAACGCAGGACTATCCTTCACATCTTTCAAACTTAAACAAAATGCACACTTAAGTACATTTTACTTTTATTTTTTTAATTAATTTTAATACAGTTACTTAACTTATTTTTATATCGAGCGTTCATAAACGAGTGTCTTAATTTCTTTTTAAATTTATTAAAATTTATTTTATGATGCACACGATGTACTTTACGTCTGTGTCTAGTGTCTGATGCAGACACATTTATTGTAACTAGAATCAATACTAGTATTATTGCTACTTGTTTTGTCATAACTTTTATTTATTTATTATTAATTATTATTATCTATCGCTGTCCATATTATTTCTAATTGACCGTCTTTATTTTTATTATTATATTCACTTATTATTTCATTATATATTTTATTTATTTTTATATCTTGATCACATGTAAACCAAGTTTCACAATTCAAATCTGGATTCGGATAACTTAAAGCACACTCATATTGCTTTATTAATTCATTTTTAATTTGTTCTTTAATTTTTTTCATAACTTGTTTTTTATTAATTAATAATTTATTTAATTATATAATTTAAATATATAAAATTTAATTTTATAATCCAATAAACATAAAAGGTACTTTTAATTGTACCCTTTACATTTACTATTAATTAATTAACCCCCATTAATTAATTCATCAACCACACATCATAATTACATCCTGTGTTTTCATTTACATCTGAACTATAATCTAATTTCTCCCAAAATAAATTACTTCCACTATGTTCATTTCCATTTACATCTATAAAATGATCATCCTCTAATATATAACCATCCTTAATTAAATTTTCAGTGAACTTATTAAAAAATCTTCCAAATACTTCATACTCAACCATGTCATATAATATCATCATATCATATTCTTCATCATCATTTTCTGCTGATTTTATCCACTCATCATAAATTTCATTAACAATATTTGGATCATTTATAACATCCATTATACCATCATAATATTTACTTACTTTTTGTTCGTCACTTAAAAAATTATTATTTAAATAATCTTTTAAATCATTTTTAATTTTACTTTCGTTTTTCATTTTTTAATTATTATTAATTTATAATTTATTTAATTAATTTAAATATAATAAAAATAATTTAATTATTTAAATATCATTTAATAAACAAATAAGGGCACATATTACACGCGCCCTTATTATAATATAATTATTTACTATACTCTTTTACTAAATCTGCAATTAAATCATTTACTTTATAATCTTTATCTATTCCCATTAATACAATTTTATTATATAAATTATCATTACTATGACGTTTAATCCATATATTTAAATCACCTACTTCATTATTATAATTATTAACACAAAATGTATACTTATTATTATACTTTTTGTCTAAACAGTCTGTTATTTTTTTCATCTCGACATTTAAACTATTTATTTTATCATTTAATAATTTTTTATCTTTATTTAATTTTATTAAATTAATACAATCTTTGTCTTTTTTACTTTTTTCTTTAATGTCTTTTAATTTAAGATCATTTACTTTACTCCAGACTTCTTGAGTAATTACATTTACTTCATTTCTACTTAATTTTCTCATAACTGTTTTTTTTTAATTATTAATTATTTATTTATTTATTTTATTAATTTAAATATATATAAAATTATTTTATAACCCTATAAACATTTATATTTATTTATTAATATTCAAACTCTAACACAATTGTGTCTTCAAATATTTCATATAACAATGACTCAATTTTTTTATTTGTCTCCAATTGAATCCTACTAAATATTTCACAATGTTTGTCATTTAGGTCATTATATTCTTCACCTACTTCTTCAGTGAACTTTTTTCCCCACATGTTACCCATGTCATCAAAATCAATCTTAATTGTAATCATAACTTTTTTAATTTTATTTATTAATTTATAATTTATTTAATTAATATAAATATAATAAAAATAATTTAATTATTTAAATTACATTTAATAAACGTTAAATAATTCTAAATGCGAACTTATCTAAATCATCAAAGGCACTTTCACTTTCAACAAGTGACTCATTAAATACACTTTCATCACCACTTTTAATGTACTCCCAATTTAATTTAATATAATATTCTTCACTCATGTCACTAATGTGTTCCATATTGAACTCATAAAAGTCACATTCACTTATATATTTATTTATTTTAAATTTACTTTTAAAGTCTTTTAAAATGTCTTCATCTTCATAAGACTCAATAACTTCTAAAACTACATTATAATTATTTATCATAACTTTTTTTTATTTATATTATTATTATTAATTTTTTATATAATTTAAATATATATTAATTAATTTTATAATCCTATAAACTTAAAAGTCACTTATAATTATTTTCTCAATAAATTTATTAATTTTACTTAACATTTCTGAGGTTGTTTCACTGTTGTTTTTAGACTCTTTTAACATTTCCCCCACAATACTGTCAATTACTATTTGTTTTTCGTCGTTTAGTGTCATTTTGTATATATTTTTTAATTGTTAATGAGGGTGTGGGTCGATCCATGAAAGGGTTGATTTTTACACATCCCCATACCACACACCCACACCCCCGTTTATCACATACTATTATTATTTTACTATTTTATTACACTATTACACTGTCACCCATGACTTATTTGTCACCCATTATTAATTATTTATTTTATTAATTTAAATATATAATAATTTATTTAATAACCCTATATACATTTAATTACCCATGTTCTAAGTCCACTTCCCACTCTACACCTACACAGTCAATGTACTTCTCTCCACCCAACTCAATGTATTTTTCTTCACACATTCCCATTATGACTCCAACTCCACAATTGTACTTGTATCTTTCACAGTAGTCTTTCTTTTCCTTTATCCACTCACTCATCCCTTGTTGATAACCTTTAACGTCTACTACTATTCCCCAAATGTCGTCACTGTCGTCATCCTCTTCGTCTTTACACCATCCGTCCAATATTAACTTGTCACCGTATACTCCTTTAATTACTGTATTGTGACTGAAATAACAATTTAAATTTTTCATACTTTTTATTTATTTTTTAATTATTAATTATTTATATAATTTAAATATATAATTTTTTATTTTATAACCCTATAAACTTAAATTTCTTCAAAATTATTAACTGTATATTTGTAATCCCACCAACCATCACTACTTGTTCCCTTATGTGTACCTACTATACATTTGAAGTAAAAATTATCCTCACTGTATTGTGACTCTCCTTCTACTTTTTCCCATATGTCACCTACTACTAACACATGAACATAACTCGCTTCAAGTTCCTCTTTACTAACAAAACCTACAGATGTTAGGTCTTCACTTACGTAATATACGTCTTTAATTACTTTTATTTTCATAATATTTTTTATTTATTTATTAATTTATAATTTAAATATATATTAATTAATTAAATAACCCTATATACATTTAATTAAATCATTTTTATTAATAGATATTATTAAATTGTCAATTTCTTGACCGTAACCTAGTTGATTGTCAAATATTTCATTTTTAATTCCAATAGAAGTCAAATATTCACTCATATCCTCCGCTATGTCATCTACTTTAGTATTCAAATAATTTTTTTCTTTTTTATTTAATTCATCCCGACCTTCATAATCCATAAATCTTACAATGTCTATAAAATTATCACTACTAGTAACAATTAATGAAATTGTATCTTCACCACCAACTGTGTACCATTCAACATTTTTAAAACGTCCAAAACTTACTTTTGTATTTGTCATAACTTTTAATTATTATTAATTATTTATTTTATTAATTTAAATATATATTAATTAATTATATAACCCTATAAACATTAATTAAATCACTATTAAATCAATTACTTGTTCACCTGTTAGCTTTCCATTACACATAATTTCATAGTTTGGGTCCATTCCACTTTCTACTACCGCACTTACTAATGCGTCTATTGAGTAGAATTCATTTTCCCAGTACTTACAGTCTAATGTGTACACATTTAATTTATTGTTTTTCATAACTACTCATTATATTTAGTTCTGTTATTGTTCCTTTAATTGCACCTTGTAAGTATCCTACTATGTAGGCATGACTACGTTCACCATCTTTCCACAATTGTTCTGATATTTCAAGTTCTTTTTGTAAAAGATCTGCTAATATTTTTTCTTTCATATTATTTATTATTAATTATTAATTTATTTATAATTTAAATATATAAAATTTAATTTTATAATCCAATAAACAAATAAAAGTGGCCCTTATTTGGGCCACTTATTATTAATTACTCACCTGCTTCTAATTCAATTAAATCAAATCCTGGATCTACTAACACATCCATTTTTGGTCTACCACGTTTTAACTGTATCCCTTGACTTAATTTTAATTCTCTCATTTGTAAGACTTGTTGACGCTTACTGTCTTCTTTTACTGGTCGGCCACGTTTTAAATCACCATTTTCACGTTTTGACTCTAATTCTTTTAAACGTTTTTGTCGTTCACTGTCCTCCTTTACTGGTCGGCCCAATTTAAACATACCGTTTTGTTTCTTCAATTCTCTCTCTTGAAGAATTTGTTGTCTTTTGCTTTCGCTGTTTACTGGACGTCCCAGTTGTTTTACTTCATTTGTCATAACTTTTTTTTTTGTTTTTTATTTATTATTTATTTATTTTATTAATTTAAATATATATTAATTAATTTTAAGAGCCTAAATATATTTTTAAACATTCTTCACATCCAATATGTTCAACATTTTCAATCTTAGCCCAATTAGTACTTAACATTGGTACTTCACATAATGTTCTTCCACTAAATGTACCCACTTGTGCAATATGTGCATTGTTACTCCATACATTACCTTTATTTCCAAATAAATAGTAATTACTTTTTAATTCTTTTACTTTCATAACTTTTAATTTATTTATTATTAATTATTAATTTATATAAAATTAAATATATATAAAATTATTTTATAACCCTATATATATTTAATTAACTATTTATATTAACAACTCATATTAATTATGTAACATTCTACTCTTTCATCATCGTCATAATCGTCATCGTCATCATCGTCATCGTCATCGTCATCATCATTGTCATCATTAATTTCAGGCATTATCATTAGTCCATCTAATCCATTATCTTCACATGGATAAACATCACCTTCAGTAATACTTTTATCATCTACCATTTCTCCATATTCCCATCCTGTTGGATCAGTAGCAATTACAATTAGTTCTTTTTCTTGATCTAATGTTTCTAAATGTTTAATAAGATCTTTAATTTTCATAACTTTTTTTGTTTTTAATTATTATTAATTTATTTAATTATATAATTTAAATATATAATTATTTATTTTATAATCCAATAAACTTAATTAAATTTAATATAAAATGCTGGATCGTTTGATGTATATCTAAATCCTGATCCATGATTTTTAGTATTATAACCTACCACACTAGAAATCATTGATTCCATTGATGTTTGTTTCAACTCACTATATATACGATCTGCAACAGTATGTATAAGTTTACTACTTATACTTTTGCTCCCATACCATAGTTTGGTTCGATATCCTTGTGATCTTGGTTCTGTGAACATCCTAGAATAGGAAATGTCAAACTGACCTATCGCTTTATGTATTGCAGTGAATAATACTTTTTTCTGCTCTACACTTAAGTGATGATAGTTTCTTTTGTCTTTTGGATTGATATTCATTTTTTTATTTATTAATTATTAATTTATTTAATTAATATAAATATAAAATAAGGGGTTAAATAAGCCTAACCCCATATTTTAAATTCAAATATTTACTCTTTTACTTCTAAATAATCACCTTCATCATTAAAATTACTCATCCATAATGTTAATAATGGTCTTACTTCTTGTTTTGTTAACCCAAATTCACTTTCTACATACGGTCCAGCTCCAAACATATTAACTACTCCTGATAGTCTTAAATCGTTCAAATACTCACATACGCATTGTTCGAGTTCTGTTGTTTTTCTCATTGTTTGTGTCATAACTTTTTTGTTTTTTATTATTAATTATTAATTTATTTTATTAATTTAAATATATATTAATTAATTATATAACCCTATAAACATTAATTAAATCATTTTTTCTGCGTTGAAACATAATATTGGAAATCCTTTATTTTTTAACAGTCTAAATTGTTTTGCTCCCTGTTTTTTTAAACTTTGTTTAATAGATGACAAATCATCTAAACTTAGCCCATACACAGCATGTGTTTGAACTGGATCAAATAAACTCATCATGTAAGAGCTATGATTGTAATTTTTAATCCAACCAATATTTTCTTTTATAATTTTCATACTATTTTCTCTTGTCATTCTTTGTGTCATAACTTTTATTTTTTAAAATATTCATTATATAAATCAATTAACTCGTCCTCAGTTAATTCTAAATCTTGATAACATCCTGCTTTGGAGTCCCATATAGTTACATTATAATACCAGTCCCCTTTTACAATTAAAGCGGCATCATGCTTCTCTCGCAATTCGTCAATTATTTCTTCTACTGTCATAACTTTTATTTATTATTTATTAATTTATTTATAATTTAAATATATAAAATTTAATTTTAATATCCAATAATCATTTTTTTAACTTATTTGTGTAATAAGTAATTTCATCAAATCCTTCATACTTAGGATCAATTGAAGGTATTGATGTAAAATAATGAACTGTTAGTTCCCAATTGTATGGTCTTAATAACTTACTTGGTTGACATTTTATGTATTTTTTCGCTTCTTCTTCTGTTATTTGGATCATATAATTTTTAAGTACAATTAAATGGGGTTCAGATATTGTCAGTTTACGCTTAAACTATAACATAGAACCCCATTGCTTTTATCTTTACAGATAAAATATTTTATTTTGATGAATCAACCGTGTATGAAACGTAATAAAGTATATTTTCAATGTCTACTATAAATTTGAATGCTGAGTAACAATTACCTAATATTTGTTCCTCTTCAGGTTCAGATATTTGAAATTTTCTTAATTCATTTAGTAATTCATTTGAATTTACACTCTGTCCATTTAGAGATCCTAATTCTATCCATTCGTGATCATCATCCGAATATGATTTAACATTTGTTATTGCTTCTTTTAATATATTTTTCATATTTATTAATTTTATAATTTAAATATATAATAATTTATTTTAAAATCCTAATAACATTAATTATAACATTTATAATTTAACATGTGGGATTAAGTGAATTAATGAATTAACTAATAATTGTGGATCCTCATCATAATGTCCTTTTGTCCATGAATTAACATAATATTTTAATTCTTTTGAGTTACTAGTAGTAATATTGGACTTATCAGCTGCCTGGATAGTTGTAGCTGGAATCTGAATCCATGTTTGCATTTCTTGTAACATTGATACTAATGTAATTGTTTTTTTTGTCATAATTTTTTTGTTTTTTATTATTAATTTATTTTATTAATTTAAATATATAATAAGGGGTTAGGTAAGCCTAACCCCATTTTAATTAATCATTTAAATGTTAATCTTTGGTTTTAATTGTGATAAAATATTTATAACATCATCATCTAAAATGTCATTCATATCTTTTTCAATCACTTCTTTAATAGTTTCTTTAATTTCATCTTCATTAACACTAACCTCAATTTCACGTGAATAACTTAATTCTAAGTCAACATGTTCTTCAATGTCTAAATTTACATCATCTATTAATTTATTTACATCTTCAATTGTTTGAAGTCGTATTATATTCATTAACTCTTTTATTTGTTCATGGGTCAAACATATTGATCCATTAGTTAATGTTATTGCATCATTAACTCGTCTAGTTAATAATGTTAATTCGTCTTTAATTTTTTCTAATTCTGTCATAACTTTTTTTGTTTTTAATTATTATTAATTTATTTAATTATATAATTTAAATATATAATTATTTATTTTAAAAGCCTATAATTTAAAATAAACATTCTTTAATTAAACATAATACACCTAACTCAATTTGAATATCTTCACAAATTGATTGTAAGTCATCTACTTCATCCCATTTTTCCTCTGTGACTTTTTGTAGAAATTTATGTTCAGTTTGTAGACCTTCTTTTACTAGAATTATTAGTCTATTTTCTATTTCAAGTTGATATTGTGACTTTATCATAATATTTATCTGCTTTTTACTTCTTCAATTGCTTCTGTTCCTGAGTTAATCATTGCTATAACTCCACCCCATTTCTTTTCATCAGCTTCCCATTCAATATCATGTATTTGATGTTTGAATTGCCAATTTGAAAGTGCAAATCTTCCGCCACTCATTTTAAAGTCACCTTCTTCATTTTTCTTAAATGTTAGATAATGAACATTATCACACATACATGATACTGTTTTAAATATTACCTCTCTAGCACCTTCTCTAATAGTTAGTTTAGGTGGGTTTAATCTTAATTCTTGATATTTATCCATTTTTATATTATTTATTAATTTTATAATTTAAATATATAATAATTTATTTTAGTGGCCTAAAGGCACAAAATAATACCAATATTTACGAGTATCTTTACCCTTAAATTGGATCTTTATTCTATCTATTTTAC